GTTCATGCGTTGGCACTCTCATACCCGACATGGAAACGTTTCCTTCCACAGTCACTTCCAATGGACCTGCCTGATATTTTTCCATTGGGTTGACATCTGGCACGAACACGTGTCTCGTTCCTGTTCCAAACGGATTTGTGTCTGTGGCATTTGTCCTTTCAAGGTTATTGAAAAGACTAGAATTGGTTCCGATACTGTTGAAATGCACCTGACCTCCTGTCAAGTGATGTTGTCCTGATGCCATGTGTATCTGTTGTTGTCCTGCGTAACTCAATATAGAGCCGTTGGGTGCTTTTTCGGTGATACTGCCTGTGGTTGCCTGTAACTGAATGTCTGTGTCTGAGTATTGCTGTATCGCTCCACCGTCTATAACCATTTTGTTCAGAGAACGTAATTTTATCTGATTCCTGGCAAACATATTGATGTCAGAATCACTGTGAAGATTTAGATCTCCGCCTGCCCTGATGTTTACCGAGTTTCCGGCGTATATGTCAATTGCTCCGTTGGCGGAAAATTCCATCCAAACATTTCCTGATCCATTTGCTAGATATACAACACCGGCCGAGTCATTCAAAAGCAATTGATGTCCTGAAGCACTTCTCATCCTGACTAATTGATTTTCTCCGGCACTGTCACCATCGTCCATGACGAAAGTGTGACCAGTCAGTCTATCCACTATCTCCTGCTTGATCGAATCAACACCGCCTATTTTTCGTTTTTTGCCTCGCGGGTCTTTCCTTCCCGGTGTGCTTATTCCGTAGACCTGGCTTGGAGATTCTCTTCTGGCGCTAGATGTGGTTGTTCCCCTGACCGTGTCCTGTATAAGTCCTTCCTGCCTTAATGTTTCAGCGAAAGGATGCACAGGCTGTTTGATGTTTCCGGGGGAGTCCGCCAAAAGACGTGTGTTGATTTCTCCGGCCGGAACCTTGTCTGTGCCATACAAGTCTTCTTTGGATAATTGAAAATCACCCAAGGCATCAACTTGCGTATTGGTGGATGCCGCTATTCCCGGAGTCATAAAATTGTTGTTTGGTTCTGGTATACACCCTATCCAGTAGGCCTGGCTGGCGTCGCCTTCGACGAATAAAACCATGACTCTGGTTCCCACATCTGGTGGTACCATCCACATTCCGTATGAGTGCCTGGATTGGCTGTAACTACCGGGTGCATCACTGTTGTTATAACTGCCTTCTGTGTGTTCGGCACCTTTGGTTCCATAAAACGGAGTCATATATCTGCATATAACTTCGTGCGATTGGTAGGTTTTTGTTGTTCCCACCGATGCTTCTATTATTATGGCTATTCTACCCAATCTTTCTGGATCTCTGTTATTTGTAACCAATCCCACATAAGGACCAGGGTTTTTTTCCACCATCTTCTGTAACTGAAGACTTGGTTTAATTGTTGAAAAATCTCCGAATTGAGTTGACATATGAATTACTTACTAAAAAATTTTTTAATTTTTTGGGTTATTGAGTTGAAAAGATCACGTATGCTAGGTCCTTCGGGAATCTCGCTATCGTCCACGATGCCCCGCCATGCGTTTAAATATTTGTCTTTGCTGGTTGGTACGTTACCAAAATTAGTTTTAGTGAACTCGTCTGGCAATGGATCTTTGACCTTGATTCCTTGGTTCCTAAATCTTGCCATGTGAAGCATTTGTCTAAATTGTCCCCTATCAAATATATTTTCTATTCTAAAAATCCTGTACAACCCACTGAACGGTATTCTGTCTCCCTGATTCAATTTGTAAGTACCTGATTCGCTGTCTATGTCAACAGGAAATCTAAAGTCCAGTGCCACATATGGTTCTGCCATGTTCAAATTATAACTTTGAGAATTTTCATCGAACGCATTGTATGACCCATCGTTTACGCTTCTGTTTTTGTTGTTCCATACTCCCGGTCCAGAAAGATCATTTATGCTTGGTGTAAGCAAGGGTGCGAATTGGTTGTTACTTAGATAGACAGGATCACCCAATATTTCCATCTCTATCTTGACCATGTCACCTTCGGGGTTACTGAATGCATCCTGGAATTGTACTAAACTTTCATTTACTCCCGACACTCCTGTTCCTGCTGTTTTTCCTCCGCCGGGATATGCGTTATTTGGCAAGTCGGGTTCAACATTTTCTGTGTCATCGGACAAGTTTCCCGTCTGTCCCGATCCTGGCTTGACCACTGTGGCGTACTGTTGCGGAGCAAGTGCCTTGTATCTCGGATTGTAGTATGCCACATTGTATCTTAAATTTAGATTTAATATTTCTGTATTTTCTCCAGTGAAAACATATTGATATTTTTTCCTTGCTAAAAATTTGTTATTGATAGCAACAAAGTTCCTAAATTTAGAATGCAGACCAGGCTGTGTGTAATTCAAAATGTGTATTTTGATCGGCTCAATATGGAAATGAATTATTTTTGAATGCTGTTTTGTTTTTATGTCTATTGTTGATTTTTGTTTTAGGTTTGTAGTGACCTTGAAATACCTGACATAAAATTTGTCCTCATTCTCCATTATAAATTTTGCTTTGGCCTCTTCGCTTACTAATTTGTCAATGGTGTCACCTAGTTCACCGTTTGCCTTGACTGCCCAATCTCTCAATCTTTCTTTATCATTGTTGTATGGTGGTATCAATTTCATTACTTCGACAAGATGCTGACTAATACCCGTGCCCTTGTCGATGGTCGCTAATCTGTTGGCCAGTTGTTTGTTTGTGTTAAATTTTTTTTCATCTGCATTGTTTTCGGTCAAAGAGTCGTCGTCTACATCTGTGGGTGAAAGTCTCGTGTAATTGATGTTGCTGGCTTTGTCAATAACAAAACTTGCGTCTAGTGTGGGATCGCAGGTCACCAAATACTGGTCTGCTGTGTCTGATCCAAATTGTTTCTGGTCTATTTCAATTTTTATCATTTCATTAAGTGCTTTTGTTAGGTCTTTGCAGTAATCGGAAAGTTTGCCCCCACTTTTGATGTCAACACTAATAGGACTTCTTGTGTAATTGAATCTATTCATGAATGCGTATTCGTTGATAGGCACGGCATTCACGTTGTATTGTGCGCCTCCTTGATTGACGTCGATCTGCATCTGGGTTATATGAATCGGTATTGAACGTTTAAGGTTATCGCCGTTGACCAAAGGTTTTCCGTGACTGTCGTACCCTTTGTATTCCACTGTCAACAGGAACGGTGCTGTCACGTGATCCTTGAATCCCGAAGCGTTTGCGGCGCCTCTGACCTTTGTCACTAGGCTGAGACCATATGGTTCTGCGATGCTCATTTCAATATTTGTCACTGACGTAAATTGCCTTGATGGGTCGGCAACAGGAACTGTTGTGATATTACAGGTTTCAATAAAAAAATCATGAGCCCTTGTAAGGACTGATTTGGCAAAGTCAGTAATCTGTCTCTGTTCTACTGTTCTTGCCGATGCGTCGCTGGTCATGGCATCCGAGTTCTCGTTGACCTGTGCTTCTGGAAAAATGCTGTTAGACTGATCAATAAAGTTTAGACTGCCATTTATACCACCGGTCCTTGCTATTACATTCCTGGGCCTGTATCCTCCCTTCAAATAGGCCACCGACTCCAGTTCTTCTCTGGTCAGGGCACTCAGGGTGAATATGCTGGAAAAACTAGAAAAACGTGCCAGCGGATTGTCGTAATTTATTTTTGCTCTTTGTTGTGTCGAATCTACTTTTACAACTGTCTTGCTCGAGAAAGCATTTTCGTTGAAAGTATTGATTTCTTCTTGAATCTTGATCTTTTGTTGATCTTTTATTTTCTGTCTTTTTTCGTAACGTATAACCATGACATCTTATATTCCCAGATCGTCTTTTAGACTAGACAATTTTGGCAGTTGTATGGTCACTCCTGGAGAGAAGTCATATATGGGATCTTCTATCTCGTCTGGATTCCTTTGTGCAAAAACCCACCACAATCTCGGAGATCCATACAAGTCATATGCCAACAAGTCCGGCCTGTAAGCATAAATTCTGTCTATGGTATAACTGACGTCGTCGTCTCTCGCAGTTATTGGTCTAGGAACAAAAAAATCTAAATTTAAATTGTTCTGTGGCGTGACAGCGTACGGTGAGGTATTGCTATACTTTGCCATTAAATGAATCCTATTTGTTCTATGTTGTTTCCAGAATCTTTACCTGTAAGTTTTCCATTTGCGAACTCCTGCAGACTGAATCCTTTTACTGCTTCCCTGCTGTAGATAGGTTGTATCTGCACTGTGAAGATGCTAGAAGTTGGTGCCCAGGTTTCTGGAATCCTTGTAGAAGTAGACGAATACGATCCTTCACTTGCTTCGGGTAGGTCTGCGCCTTGCGATGTGCAGATATAATCAACGTTGTTTGTCATTTCAACCGTGAAGTTAGTGACCACCACCGGTATATTTTTGAACACGTGTTGACCGTAACCGTTTAACAACAATATAGGCGGTGGACTTCCTTTGAAATTTTCTTCTCCTCCAAAAAACATTTTTGTTACTGTTCTTAGAAAGTGCAGTGTTGCTACCCAATGCTGGGCATCGTCTTGATTTTGTACTGGAAACTCTCCAACTATTGTCATGTTGCTGGTTTCTGAATTTTGGTATGCGTAAAAAGGATAATTGTTGTGAACCATCGCCATTGGATTGTAAGCGGCCTGGTGCTGTATAATCACGTTTGGCGTCAATGGAAAAATAATTCCTCCAGTATCTGATAATCTAGAAAGTATGCTGTATTTGGTGCCACCGGTTGTCTTGTCCTGTTTCTGTCCGTCTCCAAACATTACCTGTCGCAGATATGTGTTCGCTGTAGGAACTGTAAGTCTTACACGCCAGTCTGTCTGAAAATCTCTTCGGGTCCATGACGCATCCGCTCTCTGCCTCAAAGGCGATTCTGCGCCTTGCTGTAATCCGGCACCCAGTAACCTGCCCAATGTTCTGTTGAAAACATTCGAGGCTACACCGCCTATCACATTGGCTAGTGATTTACCATCTGGGTTTGTCAAATTTGATTCACTCATTTTTCGTTGACTTAAATGTTTAAATTTTGTATAATCAATAGTATTTATAGGCACAATTATAGGCGCACTTTATATCCCCTTCAGGCTCTAATCGTTAATAAAACGGAGAAATATGAAAAAAGTAAACTATTTGAACAACCGAGACCTGATGCTCGAAATCCACAGGAGCAAGAACACCTACTGTTCATACGTCGCAGAAGGCGACGACCAATACGATATTATCTTGGCCGATGTGAAAAAAATTAATCAGCCAAACATCGCCAAAGCCAGAAAAGCACGTGCCAAAAGAATGACGCAACAGGCATGGGAAGAAGCCAAGTCTCAAGGCATCAAGAGAGCAAAAATGAGCGACTACGAAGTTTCTCCCAGAAAAATAGACAAGACTGATCTAATTTTTAGGGTGATGTCTTTTGATCACATTCCGGTCGATTCCGAAAGGAAGAAAAATCCAAAAACACGTGCGGACCATCACGTGAAGATAAACTTTCCTCCATTCCAACACTTCAAACTTGACAAAAAAGGAAAACCAAGATGTGTGGGGAAAAGTCACTGGGTGGGAGGAATGGGCAACGGAGAATTTAAACACGACCACGGTAAAATTACTAACAAACTGGCATTGATGTTCATGAAACTGTGCGAAAGATATGGCACAAGGTCAAACTGGAGAGGTTATACCTACAATGACGAAATGCAGTCACAAGCGTTGATGCAATTGAGCCAGATAGGACTACAATTCGATGAATCAAAATCTGAAAATCCATTTGCGTACTACACCGCCGCAATCACAAATTCATTTACTCGAATACTGAATCTTGAAAAGAAAAATCAAAATATCAGAGACGACATAATGGAGATGAATAATTTGATGCCTAGTTTCACAAGACAGAATCAAAACGAAGTAGAGGCAAAAAAATTTGCCGGCAAGTACAGAAAAGAAAAGCAAGAAGTTGCGCCTGTGAAAACTTACACAAAAAAAGCAATTAAAGAGTTGAATAAGAGGTTAAAAAATACAGGTAAAATTTCTGCTAACGATTTCGAAGAGGTAAAATAAACTATGCCATTATTCAAAAAGGCGGCCTGCTTCACAGACATACATTTTGGGCTAAAAGGAAATTCTCGTGTACACAACGACGACTGTGAATCTTTTATCAAATGGTTCATACAACAGGCCAAAGCACAAGGTTGTGAAACCTGTATTTTTCTAGGCGACTGGCATCACCACAGAAGTTCCACAAATGTATCCACAATGAACTACACAGTGTCAAACATGGAAAGACTAGGTGCGGCATTTGAAAAAGTTTATGTGATAATGGGCAATCATGATCTTTTCTACAGAGAAAAAAGAGAAATCAATTCCATGGAATTTATAAGATACATTCCAAATGTGCATATTGTCAACGAGTGGCTTGTCGACGATGAATGTGCTATTATTCCTTGGATAGTCGAAGACGAATATAAAAAAATACCCGAAATGAAACAGAAATATATCTTTGGACATTTTGAATTGCCATATTTCAAAATGAATGCCATGGTAGAAATGCCGGACGTGGGCACAATCCAGGCCGATCATTTTGTTAACCAAGAATATGTTTTTACAGGACATTTTCATAAAAGACAAATTAGGAAAAACATTCACTACATTGGTAATGCTTTTCCGCACAACTACGCAGATGCCGGTGACGACGAACGTGGCATGATGATTCTTGAGTGGGGCGGTCAGCCCAAATACTTTAATTGGCCCGAAATGCCAAAATATAGACACTATAAAATAAGCAACCTACTAGCAGACACCGACAGGATGTTGGAAGAAAGGATGTATGTAAGGGTGGGTCTAGACATAAAAATTTCCTACGAAGAAGCCAATTTCATAAGAGAAACATTTATCGAAAAATACAAATTGAGAGAACTACAACTGATACCCGAACAATTGGATCAGGCAGAGGCAAAACCTGTAAAAGTTGAAAAATTTGACTCAGTTGACCAGATTGTGATCAAACAGTTGGAAAGCGTTGATTCAAAAACTTTTGATAAAAATATTTTAATGGCAATTTACAACAACTTAGATGTCAACAACTAAAAAAAGAATAACAAAAAAGAAATTAATGGAGATATTAAAAAAAACTCCAGAAGAACACAGGTTCATTGACGATTTTTTCACACGTAAAAGAACACACAAAGAGTGGTTACAGGAATACTGGAGATGGAGAGCAAAAAAGGAAAGACACGATGCTGACAATTAGGACTCTCACTGTAAAGAATTTCTTGTCTGTTGGCAATCAGGCTCAGGCCATCAATTTTGACAACAAAAATTTAGTTTTAGTAATAGGTGAAAACATGGACCTCGGCGGTGATGACGCAGGGGCCAGAAACGGAACAGGAAAAACCACAATCATTAATGCGATAAGTTATGTGTTTTTTGGCGATGCTCTCACGCAAATCAGGAAAGACAATCTAGTCAACAAAACAAACAACAAAGAAATGCTAGTGGCAGTGGAGTTTGAAAAAAATGGTACCAAATACAAAATCGAAAGAGGCAGAAAACCTCAGGTTTTGAGGTTCTACGCAAACGACATCGAGCAGGCATCCAACGAGGCACAAGGAGAGAACAGGGAGACTCAGGCAGAGATCAACAAACTTTTAGGTATGACTCACGCTATGTTCAAAAATATAGTGGCTCTAAATACCTATTCCCAACCGTTCCTGTCTACAAAACAAGCAGAACAAAGAGAAATCATAGAACAATTATTGGGAATAACACTTTTGAGTGAAAAAGCAGACATACTCAAGGAGCAAATGAAAGCAACAAAACTTCAATCAACCGAAGAAAAATATAAAATAGATTCCACCATTGCTTCAAATGAGAAAATAGAAGACTCGATAAAAAATTTGAAATTAAGAAATTCGGCATGGCAGTCAGCACAGAAAGAGGACATTAAAAAGTTTAATTCTGCTATTGAGGAATTGGAAAAGGTTGATATAAAGAACGAACTAGAACTACACAAAAAAATACAAAAGCAACAGGATGATCTCAAATCCCTTAGAAGTCTTGAAAAAGAACGTGCATACCACGAAGATAGCCTTACTAAGATTGTAAGACAACTGGATCTAAAAAAGAAAGACATAGATTATGCAAATGATGCCAAGTGTCCAACCTGTGAACAGTCACTGCACGACGAGAAACACCAACAACTGTTAAAAAAACTTAATACCGATCTAGAAGAACTACAGAAAGACGAACAAAAACTATCTAATGAATTGAAAGAAATAAACAGTTCGATAGAAAAAATAGGTGATGTTGGTCCTTTACCAGACACTTTTTATGACTCAATCGATGAAGCATACAATCATCAGGGTACCTTGAAGGATTTGAAAAGACAACTGGAGCAAACAGAAAAAAAAGAAAATCCTTATCAAGAACAGATAGACGACCTAACAGATTCTGCCTTGCAGAAAATAGATTACACCAAACTAAATGAGTTGGAAGACCTATCGAAACACCAGGATTTCTTATATAAACTACTGACGGCGAAAGATTCTTTTGTGAGAACAAGAATAATAGAGCAAAACCTAACATATCTAAATCAACGTTTGGCTTGGTACCTCAGTCAAGTAAAACTGCCACACACAGTAATTTTCCAATCCGACCTCACAGTGCAGATAGAAGAGCTAGGCAGAGAATTAGACTTTGACAATTTGAGTAGAGGCGAAAGGAACAGATTGATTCTAAGTATGAGCTGGGCATTCAGAGACGTATGGGAGAGTCTGTATCAACAGATCAACTTGCTGTTCATAGACGAATTGATAGACGCAGGTATGGATACATCGGGCGTGGAAAGTTCAATGGCAGTGCTAAAAGAAATGGCACGTACACAACAAAAAAATATATTCCTTATCTCACACAAAGACGAACTGGTAAGCAGGGTCAATTCTGTGCTTAAAGTGATCAAAGAAAACGGTTTTACAAATTACGCCAATGACGTGGAAATTGTCATATGAAAACTCTAGTCACGGGTGGTAACGGCAGGTTTGCCTCTCAACTAAAAAAATACCTCAACGGTGATTATCTTGGCAAAAACGAACTTGACCTGGGTAACATAAAAGATATTGCTAAATTAAGTGAATACGATTGTGTAATACACACGGCCACGGGCACACCATCGGTCAATCAGAATTTACTTTTTTTGATTTATAAAACCAAGGCCAAAAAAGTTTTTCTCTTTACCAGCAAACAAGGCACATTTTTGAATTGGAAACAACCCGGAAACATGATGTATGGTATAGAAAAACTTGTGATGAATTTTATGATTTACAGATTCAACATGGAACACGAAAACTGCCAACTGGTCGAACCCGGACATATGGGCACCGAACAGGATTACGACACCATGGCCCAAAAATTCAAGAATTACATAGATACTTGGAAATATTCTAAAAATCAAATATACGATCTTGCCAGAGACCGTTTCATTGCTTATTGATACCTAACGTACAAACTCTTCCTATCGCCGGATTTTACAGGATAGGCCGTGGAATGATAGGTATTTTTGCCGCACAACAAACTGTATCCTCTGTTTACCTTGTAATCAAAAATTTTGAAAGGCACGTCGTCTTCGCTGTAGTGGAGTGCAGTGCCTGGATGCACACCTGTAGACAGGTAGATCTGCAGGCTTAACTTTATTGATGGGTCGTCCACATGAGTTTTCAATACGTAGGGCGGTTGATCATACCAAATGTCCAAAGAGGACAATGTCAACTCTGTGCCAAACGCCTCTTCCAGTGCCTTTATAAGTTTTGCGTTGGAAAAAATTATTGTCAATTCTCTTACCAGCAAATTGGAATAGTCTGCCTTGTGCCTGTTTTGGTTTTCTTGCCCGCGAAGTTTTGATTTTTCCAAATTGTCAATGTTGGAATTGATGTGTTCCAGCATCTTTTCATCGAAAAAGTTTTCATATTCTTGGTAAACAAACTGTGATTTTTTGGTAATTGGTGTTTTTTGTATTGACTCGACCAAGAATTTAGTGCTATCATTGTTCATACGTTAATTAATTAGCGTGAATAACAAAGGAGATCAAAAATGTCTGAGACACATGATCAAATAATGTCTACAATTCAAACCTACTCTGAGGAGAACTCAAAGTTCACAGATAAAGGTGTGAAGGCTAGTGCCACAAGAGCAAGAAAGGCACTTGCAGAATTAGGCAAATTAATAAAAGCAAGAAGAAAAGAAATCCAAGAAGTAAAAAACGCGGCGAAAGAATCAGCGTCTGCGTAACTTATTTTAATTGGATCCAATTTAGAAAGCCTCTACAATTTTTTTGTAGGGGCTTTTTTTATCACATTACCATGAATACGAACTCTTATGTGTCCGTTGTAATATTCGTCGCTTTCAAGAACTTTCCTGGAAAATTGTTCTCTGGCCTCGATGTAATTGCACTCTCCTCTGGTCCTACAGAAAAATAATATTTCTCTTACAATGTTGTTTGTTCCTTGCGACTCTATGTCTTTGAGCAACTCGTCGTTACTGCCGTAATAATCTCTCCAGTCTGATTCTATCTTGAACCTTCTCTTGTTTTTTCTACCTTTCAACGGCGGTCTTGATCTTTTGAATTTTGCCAGTTTTTTACCAACATATTTCCGTCCATTGTTTTTGTTCAGTATTTCATAGACAAAACCTTCACAATCTTTTGGTAATTCTTCCACTGCGTTTCCTTTGTAAATCCAAGACATCGTGGTATTTAAAGCCAAAAAGATTGACTCAGAAAGAAAACTCATATAAACAAGTGCGATAGGCACACTATTTTTCAAAACAAAAAAACTCATTAGGCACACATAGCATCTCAGAAGTGAGCAGGGAAATGCGGCAGTAATGCGACAGGTGAATCCCTTGATGCGAAAGGCAAAAACGATGGGGCTCTGAGCAAAAAGCAACCCCAGGTCCGTCCAGGATGATCATGCATAGATTGGACAGGCTCGCGTTGTATGAATAAGCGAACGGGTACAGCACAACCGCCCGGTTACGACAGCGTTGCATGGTGACTGCGATACTCGCCACACGGGAATCAAGTCAGTTCGGCTAGAAATAGCCGAATTGTGACTGCTCATCTGCCACAGCAGGCGCAAACGTTTTTTTGTTGCTTTAGCGTAAATTAAGAAATAGGAAACGAGCGTAAGCGAAGTTTCAGATGGCTGTAAGCCATCTTTGTTTGGCCTTAAGTATTGTGAGAAACACATGGAATTGATATTCAATCACCTTTTCGGCAAACAGGAACACCAGGATCTGGTACTGTGCCATCCCATGGCCCGCGTGTCTCCGGACGAAGAGGAAGAGGCGATCGCCACTGGTTGGCTGGCGCTGGACCATCCCGTGGATGGCAAGGAGATGTGGTACCAGAGCCGTAGCACACGTGTGGACCTTTCGGCATACAAACCCAGATTCGCCAGGCACGAATACCAGGGCAAGAGGATAGAGTTCAAGATAATAGACGCCAACGAGATGGTGACCCTGTTGGGACTGCCCAAGATATACAGGGACTACATGAAAAAGAAAAATTTCACCGCGGACTACAATCCATTTGAAAATTTCCACCGCAGGGACCAGTTCATGATCTTCTACGTGGACCGTGCGGACCACATAGTGGGTTTCACCAAACAGAAACGCTATGGCGGGGACGACGGATACGGGTTCTCGGAGGGAATGGCCAGCGGATACGAGAGCGTGATACACGCCTGCTCGTTGCCCATCAGCCACATCACCCTGGACATCGAACTGAACTGGGCGAGGACCACCGGAGTGGACTACTATATGCTGGGCAGTGGCTACGAGAACAGTTCGGCCTACAAGAGCAAGTACAAGGGTTTTGAGTGGTGGACCGGCACCTACTGGAGCACCAGCCGTAAACAGTACAACAAGTTGTGCAGGCGAGATTCGCGTGTGCAGACTATTTCCGAGATCTCCAACCTTTCACAGATTCCAGATAGGTCTTAGACCAATTTTTATAATAGGGACCTGACTCCAGCATCTTCGAGAACCTGTTGAGTTTGCTCAGTCGCTGTGCCAGGAACAGTGTGTAATGACCGTTGTTCAATTTCACACCCTTCACCGATTCCTCCACGTCGGGATGATCCTCGAGGACAACAATGTCTTTGTCCATGAAATGGTTGTTCAACTGTTCGGCCAACTGCTGGGTCTGTGCGGCCGTGAACCAGGCAGGTTCCGCTATCAAGACCAAAACATCTTTCTCGTCAAAATCGCAATCCAAGATGTGTTGACACAGTTGTTCGTAGTTGTCCGTGTCGTTCAACTCGACGAATTTCACTTTCCGATCCACCATGGCCTTCTGGGCAAACGGACAGGGAGGTAGATTGCCAAACACCGGATTGGGTTTGGTCACAAAATTATTGATCCAGTGCTGTATCTTCTGTGTTGGTGTCGTCGATGTCATCTTCCTGATTTACTCTTTCCTTGATCGATTCGAGTTTTTGTAATTTTTCTTTCAGGACTGATGCTTGTTCTTGTGCCTCCACCATTTTTTTGGCACAGGCCTTGGTCTCTGTGTTGGCCTGGTCCAGTTTCACGAGCAACTGCTTGATACGAGTTTCTTTGTTCGCAATGGCAGTGTTTAGGGACTGCTTCTCGTCGGTGAGGTCCTTGATGTGGTAACGGAGTTCCTGTACTAGATCTCGGTCTGACATATCCTTTAATTATCCTGAATTTTTATCATCATTATATTGTACTATAATCTAGAAGAAAGGTTGACCGGTTTTTTTGGCTGTTTCCAGATTGTCTTTTATGATGTCCGCACACATTTTGCGTTCTTCGTTGCTCATGTTGAGTGCTTCTTGGTAAGTGACGCCACCCCTCATATACCAGCATATACGCAGTATCTCGTGTTTGAGATTTTTTCCTTCGTTTTCGAGATCTTTGAGGTAAGTGACAATTTCAGAATCCGACAGTGATAGAAGTTTTATCCGAAAAAATTTGAGTTATCGAAAGTTACGGGTACCTCGTATGTTGCAGGAGCACCTTTTTTGATCTGCTCTTCGTTGGCCTTGACAGTGAGAGGCTTGAGGTTTCCCTGGGTTCTCAGTTCTCCCAGTCCCTCCTGTATGTCATTTGTTATCTTGACATCGGCATTGTTGATGAATTCCCTGATCTGTTCCTTGTCCGTGACGGCAGTTCCGTCCGGGGTGGTGATACTGACTATGCTGGATACCAACACATCGAAGTTTAACTCACTCAACTTTCTAAAACTCTCGGCAAATGTCTTGCTCTTCTGCGTTTCGTCCATTTGTGTCTGCGACACAGTGGCATAGATCTTCTGTTGCTCGAACGTTGCCAATTGATTTTTTGTCAACTCCTTGTAGGTAAGCGGAGACACCTTGACCTTGAATCCTGACTTGGTGGAAAATTCGTCCTTGATATCTATGTTCTTCAATGTTTCAAGCATCTGTGGTAGATTGACCGTGTGTACCTGCATCTCGTTTGCCTTGGGCACGGGTGCCTCGATATCCATGGTCTCACCAAAAGTGGCTATCCTTATGGCCAGCAATATGGTGTCCAGGTCGTGATTCACTACCTGCCAGGCATCCTTGATGTTGGGCATACAACTCTGTATCACGTCCACCGTGCTCTGCCCGTTAAGGAGTGCGTCCGGTGTCTTGAAATTGAGTTCATCTTTGGCCGTCATTGGAAGCACAGGCAGTTCGCCTGTCTCTGTTTTTTCAAATCCCTTGTCGTCAAAGTACTTGCCCTGTGACGGCAATGTGATGTACACAGCCGGCTGTCTGTAATATTTGCTTAATGGTTTTGTGTTTTCTGTCATAATTTTTGTCTATAAATATACACTAAAAGTATCAGTGTGTCTATATTTATATAGGCGCAGATAATGGATTTTTAAAACCGTATGGCCATAGATCGAGAAGACGCAAAAATAATAGCAGATGAGTTTGCCAAGGCACTCAGGATACCCACTTCCGGCACCTCGGCCAGGAATCTGCTCGACAGGGCTCCCGAACAGTTCAAGGAAGAACTGAAAAAACAGATCAGGTCACTCCAGGACCTAGCCAAACAGCACGGCGCCACTGAACAGCAGTTGGTAAAATTCAGGCTCCAGGCGGAGGAAGCAACCGAAGGGCTTACAAGAAATGCAAGGGCCTATAGAACTGTGTCCCGAGTGCTGGACACAACAGAGAAAGCGATCAGAGGTTTCGCGGATTCTGGCAGGAAAGGTGCCGACACCTTCAGCACTTTTACCAAAGCATTCGAGGGAATGCCTCTATTGGGTAACTTCAATGACCTGGCCAACAGTTTTGATTTCAACATTGGCATATTCCGAGCTCTTTCCAGCCAAGGAGCCGATTTTGGACAAAGTCTAATACGGCTTAGACAGGCCGCGGCAGATGCCAGATTGCCTCTATTGGAATTCGTTGACCTCACATCTTCGAACGCAGTCACTCTTGCCGCATTGTTTGGAACAGTCAACCAAGGCATACCATCGTTGACGAGGTTTACAGAACAACTGAGAACGCAAGGCATACCACAGTTGGCCGCTCTGGGTTTGACCACAGAAAACCTAAACGAATTTTTGACAACCTATCTCGACATACAAAGAGTTCAACAGAGATTCCAACGACTTTCGGATCAAGAGATAACGGCAAACACTATATCATATGCCAAGGAACTGGACAGACTGACAAGATTGACTGGTATTCAGAGAGAACAGTTAGACGAAGAAATAAAAAGACAGAACGCAGATGCCATATTTCAGACATATCTACAAGGTCTGGATGAAAAACAGGCCATGGCCAGCCAACAATTAGTGGCAACAGTAAGCCAACTTAATCCGGCACTGGGCACCAGCCTGAAAAACTTCCTGGCAACAGGTGTACAGTTTGACGAGTTGTCGCAACAGGCATCGGCATTGGTGCCAGGATTCAGTGATGCGGTGTTGGCATTCCGATCGGGACAGATAGGAATCGACCAAGTGCTGACAACCTTAAGAGACGGGGCTAGAAATTTCAGATCACAATTCAATGAACCTGCGGTATTGTTGGGCGGAGGACTAGAAAATTTAGCCAATGCCTTCTTGCCATTAAGCACATTGACCTTGGACACAGCCAAGGCATCCGAAGAACAACTGCTGGCACAAGAAAGTTTGACAAAAAATTTAGCAGAATTTAATGAATCCGCGAAGCGATTGAAAGCAGGGTTCGAAACGATACAAACATCGATACTGATAGGATTGGGTCCACTTGTCAGCGGACTGGTCGGAGGAACCAACGAGGGATTCATAATGATAGGCAACGCCCTGGCAAACTTTAGCAAGGACTTTCCGGGAGTCGTGGCCGCGGGATTCGTGGGAGCGTTGGCAGGCAAATATCTTTTTGACAAAGCGGCCCAGATACTGATCATAGCGGCAGGTGTAAGGATAGGACAAACCAGCCTCACAAGTTTCATGAAAGGCATCACCGGCACATTCATGAGAACAACAGGAACCATGCTGGGACTGTTTACGAGGATAGCAGGTCCGTTGGCATCGATTGTTACGATCTTGAGCAGTCTTTCTATGATCTTTAACGAAGAAACAAGAGCAAGAGGTGTCGGGGGAGTGGCAGGAGGAGTTGCCGGTTACCTGGGAGGCAGGATGGCGGCCAGAGCAATTGGTGCCGCGATTGGCGGAACCGTGGGTACATTTATCGGTGGACCTATAGGTACAGCGATAGGTACTGCCCTTGGTACTGTGATAGGTACCATAATTGGCCAGATGGTGGGAGGTTCGTTTGACAGCAGATTGACAGGTACCGACGGCGAAACAGGCAGATTGCTTGAAACCAAAGACACTCTGACAAAAGTTCACAAAGGCGAAATGGTATTGCCATCCAAGACCGCCAAGAAAGTGGCAGATGCTATCCAGGAAGAAGCAGTTACAAGTGTTGTGGATCAGGATATGATCAAAAACAATAAGTACCTTGAAGAATTATTAACAACAAATAAAAAAGTGGAGAGATATCTATCAACAGTGGCGGCGGCAACAGTCAAAACAGCAGATAACACTGGTAAAACAATCAGTAACATCAAGGCATTGGGAGGAATAATCCAATAATGTTCTTGATCTTTGCTTGTGAAAAAGGTATAATATAACGTATGGCTTGGAAAAAATATTTTAAAGATGCTAATATGTCGCCCATAGCAGGTGACAGAAATCCCCAGTTCGCTAAAAGAAACTACAGTTCTTATCTACCGGACGTGTACACAGGACACCCTAACAGAATACAGAGGTATTTCCAGTACGACCAAATGGACACCGACTCAGAAGTAAATGCCGCTCTTGATATTTTGGCAGAATTCTGCACACAAACCAATCAAGAAAACGAAACACCATTTGACATCGTTTTCAAAGATGACGTTGTTGAATCGGAAGTCAAACTGTTAAAGAAAGCGTTACAGCAATGGACAAAAACAAATCACTTTCAGAAAAGAGCATTTAGAATTTTTAGAAATGTTTTGAAATATGGAGACTGTTTCTTTGTCAGAGATCCGGAAACAAACAAGTGGTTGTACATCGATGCCGCCAAGGTAGACAGAATTATTGTAAATGAATCAGACGGCAAAAAACCAGAACAATATATTGTAAGAGACATAAATCCAAACCTCGAAAGATTGAGTGCCACACAGGTTACACCAAACCAGGTGTATGGTGGTACAGGCACAACATCTGGTCCTTATCACGCAAACTATTCGTCGGCTGGATATGGATACAACATCAATTCGGGTGCCGGCGCCGCCGGTGGACAAGGTGGAAGATTCTATCGTACCATGAATCAGTATGCAATCAACGCCGAACACGTGGTTCACATGAGTATGTCTGATGGGTTAGACAACTTGTTTCCGTTTGGACAATCCATACTAGAACAGATTTTCAAAGTTTACAAACAGAAAGAATTATTAGAAGACGCAATCATTATCTACAGGGTACAGAGAGCACCAGAAAGAAGAGTGTTTTATATTGATGTGGGTAATATGCCAACACACTTGGCAATGCAATTCGTTGAGAGAGTGAAAAACGAAATCAACCAGAGAAGAATTCCTTCAACATCGGGTGGTGTAAACTACGTGGACGCCACATATAACCCGATGAGTATTAACGAGGATTACTTCTTTCCACAAACAGCAGAAGGTAGAGGTTCTAAAGTTGACACACTACCGGGTGGTACTAATCTAGGTGAGATCGATGACCTTAAATTTTTTACAAACAAACTGTTCAGGGGTTTAAGGATTCCGAGTTCTTACTTGCCCACTGGACCGGATGATTCGCAACAATCATTCAATGATGGAAGAGTAGGAACAGCATACATCCAAGAATTAAGATTTAACAAATATTGCCAAAGATTACAGTCAATGGTAGCACCCATATTTGACGAAGAGTTTAAATTATGGATCAAAGCAAAAGGTTACACACTGGATAACTCTATGTTTGAAATCAAAATGAATCCACCACAAAACTTCGCACAATACAGGCAGACAGAAATGGACCAGGCCAGAGTCCAGACATTCACTCAAGTGGCAGAACTGCCGTATATGAGTAAAAGATTTGCTCTAAAACGTTTCTTGGGATTATCTGAAGAGGAAATGGCAAGAAATGCGGAACTATGGGCACAAGAAAACAATGTGGCACAGAAACAACAGACAAAATCAACACAGATGAGATCGGCAGGAGTGAGTCAGTCGAACATTTCATCCGATCTAGATCAATTTGAAGAGCCTACAGCAGACGCCGAGGCACCCGAACCAGGTGGACCGGGAGCAACACCCGGAGCGGCAGGACCGACCGGTAACACAGGCACACCAGGAACAACCCCCGGTGGCGGAGGCACAACGTAATAAATATTGTTATGAAACTAAATGAAATGTTTGGATATGGTGAATCGGGTTTCGAACAACAGAAAAATTACGATGCTGACCAAGATATTTCCATACTAGACTCGGAAGACACTAGAAAAACAAGGCTAACACTCAAAGACATCAACAAAATGAGATTGGCCTCGGAGCATCACGACCAAGAACAAAAGGCAGAATCCGAATTTGTTCAAAAGATGTATGCTCAACCACAGGCAGAAGATAATATATCTCTGTAATGACCACAGCATTTGTACTAGGAAACGGCGAATCCCGTAAAGGCATACTCATAAACGACCTCAAGCAACACGGCAAGGTGTTCGCCTGTAACGGTGTCTACAGAACAGAGACGCCTGATTTCCTTATAGCAGTTGATCCAAAAATGATATTTGAAATTTTTGAATCAGATTATGCTGTCAAAAACCCAGTTTGGACCAATTACAATCATCAATATGACAAAAATCCCAAAATACTGGACCACTGCAACTGGTTTCAGCCGTCTTTGGGATGGTCCAGCGGCCCCACAGCACTTAGGTTTGCGGCGGAACAAGGGTTTGACAATATATATGTGTTAGGTTTCGACTATCAAGGACACATTAATAATAGTAAAAACAAAAATTATATGTTCAACAATGTGTTCAAAGACACACGAAATTACAAAAAATCCGTAGACACAGCGACTTTTTACGGCAACTGGATGAACCAAACCAAACGGGTGCTACAGGATTTTCCTAAAATAAATTTCCACAGAGTTGTTCCTAACAATGGCTTCAAACCCCATGACTTGGAATTCAATCAAAACTTTAAGCACGTACATATCGAAGAATTTCTCAAGATATATAACTTACAGATAAAAATCTAGAAAAAATAACCTTTTTTGGCCGCTTTTTGCCACCATTTTCGCAAGGTTATAGTAAATACCTACACTTTAAAGTACAAATCTAAAAGGAGCACGTGCAATGTCAAATAAATTTGAACAATTATTAGAATTGCTAATCAATGAAGAAAACGAAAAAGCGGAATCTTTATTCCACGAAATCGTTGTAGAGAAGTCAAGAGACATCTACGAAGGGTTAGCAGAAACAGACGAAACTAAAGCAGAAGAAAAAGTAGAAGAAACTTCAGAAGAAAAAGTAGAAGAAACTACTAAGGAAGAAAAAGTAGAAGAAACTTCAGAAGAAAAAGTAGAAGAAAAAGTAGAAGAAACTTCAGAAGAGGCCAAAGAAGAACAAGTTGGTGAAGAAGTTGAAATCGAAGACAAAGCAACTGAATCTGAAACTACAGAAGAAGAGTCAATCGAAGAAGTTGGTGGCGACGCTACTGATGAATTAGTGAAAGACATTTCGGCTGAAGAAGAAGGTGAAGCAGAACAGGCCGCTGACGACATGGGTGACGAAATGGGTGCCGATGCTGAAGCAGGCGATGATGCTGAAGACACTGAAGAAAGAGTTTCTGACTTAGAAGACGCTTTAGACGAACTAAAAGCAGAATTCGAAAAAATGATGGCTGGCGACAATGATAAACCAGAAATGGAACCAGAAATG